CTAATTTGGAAGTGCTCGGACATTGCTTCCTTGACATTATCTTTTTCAAAATAATTTTCTTTGAACCATCTGTGAAAAGCCCCGTCATCAAGCATTTCAGTCATCTTGAACTTTATATACGCTTGTTTCTTTTCCTTCTCTATTCTTCTCAAGAAAGCATAGTATATTATTTGGGTAAAATACGAAAATGGATTTTTTGATTTATCTGGGTCGAAATTATGGGCATACATCAAGCAATTTTCAATGCCATCTGATATCATCTCTTCCCTGTATGGATAGTTAACAAAATTTACTTTTCTGGAGAGATGTTCTGCGATATTCATAAAACACTCTCCAATATAATTCGTTATTGGTGGTCTTTCTTCATCTGAATTTTCTGCCTCAATGCATAACTTTTTCCATTCAACCATTTCATTGTAAAACTGTTTATTGTCTATGTAATGATCCTTCTCCGTTTCCTGCAAAACGGGTAGTTCATCTTTTTGTTTCTTTTTCTTTTTAGCCATTATATAAATTCCTATGTGAAGATTTTATAATCTACTTCAAAAAAATCAATAAAAATCACTTGATTTGTCTTGACAAGATCATTACACTTTCTGTGTCAGGTATGGGAAAAGGACTATATTAATAATATTAAGTAATTAACTGTTACTTATACTCGTCAGAGTTTGGATCTGGATTCCAATCCGTCCATTTATTTCCAAAATCTTCTCTGTCTTTTTGTTCCCCAGTATATTTTTTATCATTAATAGACTCGCGATTATTTTTCTTTTTGCGCCGTTTTGTTTTCTTTTCATCTAGGCCAAAATGACGAATCATATCCATTATATCTCTAGGATCTATTAGTCCCTCATTAATCATATGAGCCAAAACCTGTGGGGAAAAAATCATGTTCATATGAATGATATGATCTTTTTGAGGAAGATCTTCTTCTTCTTTTGGCTTAGAACTTTTAATTTTTTCTTCCTCTAGATCTTTGAATATTGAATCAAACATTTCAGAAAGTTTTTCTTCGTATTCTGCTATGTCTAAATTTTTCTTTTTTGGTTTTGCAAAATCTTCTATTGGTTTGGATTCATATTGAATTTTTTGTTTTTCTTTTTCCAAGAGATAGTGATTCACCACATCTGTTGTTGGTTCTAAAATAGTTGCAACAAAATCTAAAGGTATTGTAGTTGAGTCGTTATTACCAAATGCCAACCAATTCTTTAATATAGTTCCTTCTTTTGGATATCCATTTGGATCTGGAATCACTATTGTTTTAAAGACCATTGGTTGAGTTAGCGTCATCTTTCCATCGGATGAATCAGAAACTTCTGCAATCAATTCTTCACCACTTCTTAGTTTGATTACTTTGTAAGTTTGAGACATTCATTTCTCCTTAAGTTGAAGAGACACCAATTTATATTTAAACTTCTCTTTAGTATATAGTTTTATACGAGCATCCATATGATTTAGAGAATGGTTTCTATATTTTTTGTGCCGTAAGTCATCGCCTATATCATACACATTTACAGAATTTTTTGTTTCGCTTTTTCGCAGCCCTCTTCCAATTGATTGTAGAACTCTAACAACAGATTTTGATGGAGAAGCAAACACGATGTTGTGTATGTTTCTAATGTTTATTCCTGTAGAACAAGTACCATAAGATGCAATCAATATTGCATTATTTTGATTGTCAACTATTTTTCTTATATCTTCTCTTTGTTCGACATCTGTACCACCATGTATGAAAAATATTTCTTTATCTGTTATTTCTTTTTTAAATGTTTCGTACAGTGGTTTTCCATGAAGTTCTACAAAATTAAATAATAGCAAAGTGTTACCTTTTAGGCTACTGCATAAATTTTTAATAAAACGATTTCTTTTATTATTAAGAATTAACCATTTGATTTCTTCTTTATACAGCATTCTTTTGGCTTCCTCGATGTCAGAAGAAGAATACTGTAATAGTATGCAGTCGATATTAAGATTTGAGAGTAAATTCTTTTCAATAAGGGTTGACGTTGTAGTAACATGAAAAACCTTTCCAAATAGTCCTTCGACTACTAATTTATGCGTATGAGTTCCGTCTAGTGTTCCGGTTGTTCCTATTCTAATAGGACAATCTGTTAATTTTGACATCAAAGATGATAAGGATTTTGCTTTAAATAAATGGCATTCATCTCCTATAACCATTTCGAATTGATCAAAAAAATCTTTTGGTAATTTGTATATACTTTGCCATGTAGAAATCACAACTCTTTTGTGTGTATCCTTGTCTTTGCCGGATGAAATCGTATAACAATGTCGATTAACAGACCATTTATTTTCTGTGGAATAATCTGTAAAGTCGCTGAACATCTGAGAAACTAAACCAACCGTAGGAACGACTATTAATATTTTTTTATCTGGTTTGATATGATCCAGAAAAAACCGAATTAAGCAATAGATAATAAGTGATTTACCACTACCTGTTGGACATAATAATAGTGTTCTTTCTTTTGTTAACGCTCGTGTTATGGCTTTTACTTGATAATCATGAGCAGTAATTCTTTTACCACTAGCAGTTGGTTTCAAAAATTCTTCTACAAATTTTGATACTTGCTCTTCTGTGTATTTTTTATTTGTTTGCTCTGGATATTCTATTGTGTAATTTCGATCATTGGCAAACTTGATTACATAATCTAAAAGACCGGCATATATTGTATGGCTCAGTAGATTAAATAATCTTATTTGCCCGTCCCATACTTTATTCTTATATGCCGGAGTATATTGATAATTTGGAACGGCAAATGTGAAGTATTGGTTTAACTCCTTGGCAATGCCTCTCTCACAATTTATTTTTATATAAACGGAATTTATATTCTCAATAATCAAATCGGGCATACTAGTATTTATTTACTGCCCGTTAGTGAACTTGGCCCAGTCTATGATAGATCGAATATTCCATTGTCTGTTATTAATGATCTTGATTACATTCTCTAGGTAATTAACTTTTTCTCGTTGATAATCTACCTTGAGTCTTTGTTTAATAATCTGATCGTCTGCTTCAATTAAACGATCTACATCTTGCTTGAGAATATGAAGATCAAATTGATCCCAACCTTCTTTGTCCAACTCCTCTTGTGTCATCTTTCCACTAAAATACAACCACTTCTTTTTTCTCAAAATATCAAGTTCGCTTGTCATTCTGGAAAGAGATAGTTTTTCTTCCATGAAAAATAGAAGATACTTATTGTGTATTTGTGGGGTTCTTGCTGATTCTTGATCCAGTTGTGTTTGATCCAACTGAATATCTTTTTGAACCATTGCTTTTAAATCATCAAAAGTCATAATAAAATTATATCACAGCCTATACAGATGTCAATGTTTTAAATTCGTAATAGGTGTATCTAAAAGAAACTCTAGCGGTCAATGGCACGTTATCTGTATTTTGAATGCTCAATGGTATTTCACTTAGACTTTCTGGATAAGCACCAATAAACTTAATTTCAAATTTTTCTTTGTATGAACTATTTGTCAAATATAAAACTATATCAGATGTCCTATCTTTATGTTTTACTGTGTTTTCGGTTGATGTTAGATTGGCTATTGTTGTAATCCAATCATATATTTCTTTCCATCCGCGCATTTCTTCATCAACCAAAAAATTAACTAGTAAAGACGAAAACTGATAACTGTTTCCTGGCAGTTTTACGGTAGTGCTCAAAGTAGTTGGCTGCTCTAATCCCAATAAGGATATGGATGGAAGAGATACTTGTTGTGCAAAATACGCAACAGTTGGTGCTCTGCCTATTGACAACCTAAAAAAGTTACTACTTAAGTAATTGTGATTACTTGGTCTACTTATATTTGATACAAAATCTATATCTGGTTTTGTCGCCATACTAGTATTTATTTAAACAGAAAGGGGGGAGTCTTTCGACTCCCCCCAATCCTTCTCCCCTGTTAACTAATTATCAGAGTCCGAAACCAGTGTTACCGTGGAGGTCATCTATGCGGAAGATGCGGTAATATTGGTTGCCACCGAGAGCGTTGATGTTTGTGCTCTCAGCGAATGGGTTGGCCACCATTCCGTAACGAGTCTTAAACCCGATCTTTGGTTGGAAGGTGTTCTGATCAACGGCTCTTACCATTTGTAGTGGGACGTATGGGCAGTAGAATATACCGGCATCGTATGGAGATGTACCACGGTATCCTACTACACAGAAGTTAACTCCCAACTTAGCATATGGATCGATATAAACCTTGACGCGGTTGTTTAGAACGCCAGCAAAGGTGTTGCCGGTGTCATCAACGTCAAGTTGAGCAGTCATTGCTGGAGCGAGGTTGAGGAATCCACCCATTGTGAGGGCGCTTGCAACGTCGCTTGAGCAGACGATGAAGTTACCCTTACCACGACGAGTCTCCTTAGCAATTACGTTGCACTCACGCTCGATTTGGAACATGAGGCCACGGAATCTTTCAGCAGACCAACGACCATCTGAGTCGGTGTTGAGGTTGTAACGACCTGGGGTGCTTAGATCACCTTGTTGGCAACCAGACTTAGAAACACGGTAGATGGTTGTAATCAACTCACGGTTGATTTCGTTTAGAATCTCGGTGCTGAGAATGTTGGCGAGTTCGCCTTCAGCGTCAAGACCGTGAACAGCCTTAAGGTCTTGTGCGAGTTCTGTGGTGTACTCAGCCTTTAGAGCGCGAGTCTTTGCTTCTACAGCAATACGCTCAATGCTGAATGCCATCTCGCGGAATGGAAGCGAACCAGAACCACCTAGATCTTCTGCAACTCCTGTGAGAAGACCACGGAATGCATTAACATCAAAGGTTGTTCCACGAACGCCAAGAGGATCGCCGGCAGTAGCACCTACTGGATCGATACCACCAGTTGCAGAGAATGCTGCTCCGTTTGATGTGTTACCTGAACCACCGAACTTAGCATAAGCCTCACCGAAGAGCGCTTCTGCACCATTCTGGGCGTCGTATCTGCTACGCATTGCAAAGATAAGGCCTGTTGGAGCGGTCATTGGTTGAACGCCGGCGATATCATAAGCAATGAGGTTTGGCATAGAACGACGAACGAGGCTGATTAGGATTGGATCATAACCAGCAAGGTTGGCGTTTGCGCTACCAGCAGCCTGTGAAACAGAGAAACCACCACCGCTCATGGCGTTGGCTGGAGCCTCGGTTAGATATTGCTCTCGGAGAGCCTTTTCTTGGTTCTCTAAGAGGACAGCAGTTACCTTCTTACGGTAGCTGTCTCCGATTTGTGGAAGTGCTTCGTGAGCAAGTAGGGGTTCCCACTTCTCGGTTAGCACATCGTATGATGAGTTTGTTGAAAAATCCATTTCTATATTCTCCTTAGTGTTTGTGTTTAGAAATTAGAGTTTGTTTTGTTTGGCAAGACGATCCAGAGTGCTCAAGTAAACGCCCATGCTTGAGCCTGTTTCTGGTGCAATCTTCTTGTCAGTTGTTTCTTCTACGAGGTTATTTACGGTTGGGGCGTTTACAAAGTAATTTTCTTTGAGAACGTTAAGTTTCTCTGCATATTGCTCTAGGTTTTCGAATTCGACACCTTCGGCTAGAGAAGAGAACTTCTCGACTTCAACATCGCTGAGTCCATCAGCAACTTGTGAGAAAACTTGTCCTGCTTGATAAGCAAGTAGTTCTTTTTCGAGATCGATGTTCTTTTGAATTTGCTCGTTGAGGTTTGATTCTAGTTCCTCGTTTTCGGCAAAGAGTCCGTCGATTACATCGTACTTCTCCTCTGGTACTTCGATGTAGTGTGATTCGAAGAGTTCCTTCAGACCAGCCATGAAGTTTTCGGCGATTTCTGTGCGAATGCCGTTCTCTACTGCTAGTTTGTTCTCTTCCATCCATTCCTCTACAACGTAACCGAGGTAATCATCAAGTCTCTCTGAAAGTTCTGAAACAGCCTTTTCGACTTCCTCTTGAACTACGTTTGCTGCTTCTGCTAGAACTTCTTCCTTGAATTCACTGACGCGCTCGTTAACGGCGGCCTCAAAGATAGTCTTTGCTTTGTTCATGAATTCTTCGGTGAGAGTTTCACCATTGAATAGAGCATTCAAATGTTCTTCCATTGATTCCTTTTTCTTCTCTTCCTTTTCAGCACCTTGTGGGGCTGCTTCTCCGCCTGGTCCTGGTGGAACACTAGCGGGTCTTAGGGTTGCTTGATTTCTTGCACCATCGGAATCCCAGTTTTGGAAGGGGTCCCATTGTACTGTTTTGCCGTCGGCAGTCATTGGGGCTGCACCATTAGCGGCATGTGTTGGCATTGATTTTTTTTCCATAAGTTTCCTGTCCTTTTTAGAACTATTGATATTTATTAAAAGTTGTTTTTTGAGCCCGTATTGATGGTCACAGTTAATTTGGAACTATTCGATTTGCTCCGACAGTGGTTGCTGCTGCTCCCACTCTAGCAATTGTTTGTGGTGATAATGTAGTTGTTCGTCCTGACATTCTTGCCCTTATTTGTTCTGGGGTTTCAAATGCTGATGCTCTAATTCCTGCTGCTCTTGTTTGTGCTAATTGTGCGGAGGTAGGCAAACCGGCTTGTTCTTGTCTACGACGAATATCGTTCATCGCAGCACCTTGTAGTACTTGCTGTCTTTGTGCTTCGTCTGATGGAGTTGTGGGTGTGGCCACTCCATAACTAGGACGAATAGCACCAGCAACTCTTTGTTGAATTCTGCCTAATCGTCCTGCTAAAGCACCAAGTGGTTGGGCTATTTTACTCTGCCCGACAGTATTAACTGCTGCTTGTGCAAGACCTATTGCTCTGTCGCTCGCTCCAAATTTTCTTGCTTTAATGTCTTGTCTTTGCATCGAAGAAGCAACAGCACCAAGTAGGGTGTCCATTATACCCATTCCTCTTGATGTTTGAATTTGTCCTAGTCGTGTAGCAGCGGCTTGTCTATTTTGTGCTCTTGGGCCAATACTACTAATTCCGAATCCGACTGTTTGAGGAACAGCAAATTGGGTAGGAGTTCTTCCTTCTCTTCCTAATGCCGACCAAATAGAGGTATTTCTTCCCAAACTAGAAGCATCTAATAAACCAGCATTTACTGATCTGCCTAAATTTGTTGTATTTACTAATGGGTTGTTATTAAAAAAAGTTGGGTTTTCTGTTGGATCAATTAGTACACTACCAGTCCTGCGATCTTGGGGATCGCGTGGATTTGGTTCCATAAATGATCTCTGTACATAGGACAAATTTGGGTTTGGTACAAATCTACCACTTCTGATATCTTGTAATCTCCTTGTCAGCGCTTCTGGAGAATATGGGCCAGGATCGATATCAGCATCTCCAGATGTTCTTGCTCTGGCCGACGCGGCCGCCTCTGTACCAGAGGTAGGCTGTTCAGAAATGTATTTTGAAAAACGAAGCATTAAAGATTTTTGATAAATGTCTCAAACAGGGTTAATGCTTTTTTCTCTAGATTCTTTGATGATGTTTTCTTAATCATGTTTTTGGCTTCAATTAGATCTTTTTCCAACCAAGATCCATTGTTCCAAACCCATTCTTTGCCTTCCATGATTCCATTGACAAATGCACCGGGCGCAGATGGATCTGCAACGATGTCAACAGCAGAAAGCATCAAATCACCTTGAACTATTTTCTTTCCATTTTGTTCAACCAATGAACCCATTGCTCTAGAACTAACTCCAAGTTTTGCTCCCTCGTTAATTAATTCATAGGCAATTTTACCCATTGGAGTATTTTCCATTATTTTAGCCTTTCCGTAAACTTTGTTCTTACGGAACTCTAACATAATGATTCTATGGCTAACTCTA